CGGTGCCATGTTTCGAACAGATAAACGAGGTTTTCTTCCTGAGTTGATGGATAAGTTATACAAAGAACGAGTGATATACAAAAAGAAAATGTTAGAAGCAAAATCTTTATATCAAGAAACTGGTGACAAAAGATTATTAAATGATATTGCAGCCAATCATAATATTCAACTTGCAAGAAAGATTGCTTTGAATAGTGCTTATGGTGCGATTGGCAATCAATACTTTAGATACTTTGATGTTCGCCATGCTGAAGGTATTACTATGGCAGGTCAGTTGGCGATTAGATGGATTGAAAGAGATGTAAATGATTTTTTAAATAAACTATTGAAAAGTAAAAATGTGGTTTATGTTGTTGCCTCTGATACCGATTCAATCTATGTAAAACTTGGTGCAGTTGTAGATAAAATATTTAAAGATAAAACTGATACAAGAAAGATTGTAAAAGTTATGGATAAGTTTTGTGAAGAAAAACTACAACCAATTATTGATAAGAGTTATGACAGACTTGCTAAATATGTAAATGCATATGAACAAAAAATGTTTATGAAAAGAGAAGTGATTGCCAACAAAGGTATCTGGACTGCTAAGAAAAGATATATTCTAAATGTATTCAATGAAGAAGGCGTTGAATTGAAAGAACCAAAGTTAAAGATTATGGGTATTGAAGCAGTTAAGAGTTCAACACCTGCCCCTTGTCGAGCAAAGATTAAAGAAGCATTGAAAGTAATTATGGGTAAAGATGAGAATGCCTTAATACAATTCATTGATGATTTTAGAGTTCATTTCAAAAAGTTAATGCCACATGAGATTGCTTTTCCTCGCTCATGTAATAATTTAAAAAAGTATAGTTCAACAACTGATATCTATAAAAAGTCTTGTCCGATTCATGTAAGAGGTTCATTATTATATAATGACCTATTGAAAAAGAATAGAATTACAAAGTATGAAACAGTAAACGAAGGTGATAAAATTAAGTTTGTATTTTTAAAAGAACCTAATCCGTTAAGAGAAAATGTTATATCTTTCCCTGCTGTATTGCCAAAAGAGTTTAACTTACATCAATACGTTGATTATGATGAGCAGTTTGATAAGTCATTTTTAGAACCGTTAAGATTTATTGTCAATGCAATCGGTTGGAACTTTGAAAAACAAGCAACACTAGATGGATTCTTTTAATATGTTAGAAAACTACGATAAATCACTATATGACCGTCTATTAGCGACGGCTAGGGACGATAAACTAGTTATATTAGATAACAAGTCATTTGAAAAACTGAATGAAATCTACGGCAAGGATACGTTTAGAGAAACACTATCTGAATATATTGCGAATGAAAGACCAGTATTTCCGCTTAAAGAAATCAGTAAAGATGACATGAGAAAATGCTTTTATGATTTGCAAAAATTTGATACAAGTAAAATATGTGTACCGAAAGAACAAGTTGAAAAAGAAGTATTTGAAAAATATGATGACTACAAATATTCATATGAAGAATATGGTATGGGTTTAATAAATGGTGCAAGTACATTTAATGATGTATCAAATTATTTTCATCAAGACTTACGATTAGAATGTGGTAGTTATGGCTTTAGAGCACCAAAAGAAGTATGGGAGAATGGCACAGCAAAAGATATATGGAGATGTCTAGGACCTATCTGGCGAGGTATCAATGGCGTTCAGAAAAAAGTTATTAAAGAAGTAGATGGTACTGAAACAGAAAAACTAATTGGTGGTGAGTTATCAGAAAAAAGTTATATATCAGCATTTAGATTAGGTACTTATATCGCAACACAATTTAAA